TCTCACCATTTTGTCCAAAATAAATAGCCAAGACTTAAGAACCAGTAGGAAGCTTGTTTTCAACAGGAGCACCGTTAGCCTCAAAAGAAATATCACAAGATGAAACTTCACCCATTGAACTATTCATTCCAATACTTGTAATAAATACAAAGAATGTAATTGAACGATTTGTACCAACTTCCAATTTAAGTTTTAATTCTCCACTAGCAGCATTTTCTCCATCACCACCAGCAGAAGAAGTTTCACTTACTTTTATCGAATTTTCAAGGATATCCTTAAGGTTTGAGCCACCTGACGTTGTTTCATAAAACAACCTTGCACTACCTGAATAACTTCTTATTCCATCTTTCAAAGTGCGATCAGTATCTCCCATAGAAGTGGTCTCTATAACAGCCTGACTCATGGAATAACTCCAGTTTTGTACCTTGGCTTTCTTTACATCACTTACATATAAAGCTCCTGTTCTTCCCGAATAAAGTGTTGACACGATCTCAAACTAAAACATTGCGTTTATTCTACGGTGAATCGAGACAAGCGACAAAAGAACAACTAACATTACTTGTTCCAGGGAAAACACTTGTAACCGATGGAGGGGCAGAATATCTCCATTTTAAACCTGATGTTGCCTCTTTCAAATAGCCTAAAAGATCTGTATTTGTAACACCAGCCGTTCCATAGCCACGATCAAATGTCACATAATTCCATTCAGAATTAACGTCTTCATAGTTCGCTAAAATTAATGCTGCTTGAGCATCTGTAATACCTGAAAAACCTAATTGCAAAGTCGCATTAACTCTTTTATTTCCATAACGCAAATGTGTTTTCGTACCATCTAAAGATTCAAAGGTGGTACTTGGATATTCACCAGGGTTATACCTTCTAGATGAAGGCTTAATCGTAGGAAATGGTTTTTCTGTTGCCATTAGATTAGTGGTAAGAAATGACTCAACGTATCGTCATCCCATCCCTCAAGAATAGCTAATGAACCTGTACTTGTTAGTGGAGCGTGACTACCAGAAACTTCAACCAAACCATCCTCTGCATAAGAAATAGTCTCTAACTTATAAACTCTGTTGCTTGTGGTCGTATTTTTTAACGTAAATAGAACACCTCTAAGTCCAATAGAAGCATCAAAATCAATAGTGGCTTCTCCTACTTCTGCTGTCCCAGGTTTCCAATAATAAATTGGTTGCGATCCAGTGATTGTATCTTTACTAATTACTTTTCCATCAGCAGTAATTACACCGTTGTCATAGCGATCCACATGAGTAGCTTCAGAAACTAATCTGAAATAATCTCCAGGTTGTAATCCAACTACATATTGAGGAGCTGTTTTAAAACTAAGACCATGATCAACTTCTTTTCTTAATTTTAAAATGTACTTTGCATACGTCTTGGCATGGGCTGATGTAGTACAAAAACCAGACAAGTCATAGTTTTCAATTGGATCAGTATTACTCCCACCATTGTCGTCTTTTAATCTCAGCATTATTGATTTTGTTTCTGCAAATCCATTTGCTTTTTCTTTCCTATACAACACATTTGCCTTAAACATTTGCCTTTCTTCTGGAGTCAAAAACGAAACCTGTAAATCTTTAATATTGCCATCAGTAAATAACGCTTTTACATCAATTTTTGCACCATGATCAATTTGATAATTACTGTCATAAGGAACAGCAGGAATTAAATTAAATTTTCCTCCTATAACCGTAAAATCAAGCAAGTTATACGTCCCATGCTCATACAAAAAATCTCTTAAATTAATCTTGTTGCTGATAATGCCATCCCATGTAAAGGCATTGTTTTTACAAAACAAAGCTCCTGTTGTCATTTCTCCTACTGCACTAACACCAACTAACTCTCCAGCTCCTAAATATTTATCAGTTAACAAAGCATAAGCAATTTCAACAAAATTATTACTTGCTTTAGGTGGGCCAGCAGGACTATTTGTTAAATCTGGAACTTTAATTCCTTTTTTAAAATAAGCTGATAATTGAGTAAAGTTTGTCCATTCTTTTGCACTATTAATTCTGATACCACCTATAGCTAAATCCATATAAGAAGCCTTGCTACTACCAGGATTTGTTAACTCATTTACATATACAATTTCATGTTCTGGGCCGTCTTGATGACTTTTTTGTTCCATCCCTGGGAATTGAACATAGTCAGCAATTGCATCTAATTGATTTAAGTTATCTTTTAAAACTGCTCCCGATCCAGTGCCTATTCCTGTAACTTTAATGCTTATACCGCTTGCAGGATAAGTAACATTGGCATTTAATCCTGCTGGTTTAGGAATAGTAATAGTATCTCCAACTTTATAGTCATCACCTTTATTCTCTATTGTCCAATTGGCGTTCCAATTGTACAAAGGTGTTTGCCAAGTAATCGTTAATTTTAAAGTGAGTCCTGAACCACTTCCATTTGTTGTTGGACTAACCGTAGATTGAAAAAAGGTCATGCTTCTTCTGGTACTCCTACAGTCAAGGTAATGCTAGGAGTTTCTTTCGTAATCTTAAAGTATTGAACTGGTTCGTTATTAATAGGATTAGCAGTTACATGAGCTGTGTTACTAGACATCGTGTAAACAGCATTTGAAAGTTCACCTTTAGAAGGTGCTGACGCAATACCATTTTGATCTGTCATTATCAATCCTGCTCCCACTATTTCAGTACTATTAATTACTACCTCAGTAGCAGGGGTTCCAGGTTCTTCAAACGCAACTCCAACTTCTTTTCCATCCATATACGCAACATAAGCCCATTGACCACCTGGATAATTTGTATTCAATGAAACTAGCGTCTCGTTATGTGGCTGACCTGCTGTTGTGTTGTAGTTGTATTGAGGTGTTGGTGCAGGAGCAATAGGGCCATATTGAATATTAGAGAAACCTATCTGAGACATCTTCGATAATTCAGTAACACCGCCACTATCACTTTCACTTTCACCCGTACCAGTATTTAAAGATTGAATCCATTCGGTATTAGATACTTCGTTATGAGTTAAAATTAAATCATCTCTACCAGCAAAACTAATAACAAATTTTCCAAAAATTGTATCAGATAAAAAATTACTTTCTATTTGTTTTGTCTCTTCCTCTTCGTGGTTCCAAGATAATTTTGCATTTAATAAATTTACTTTTTGATTAATGTGATATAAAGCTACGTTATTTCCTGGGTATGGTTTAAACCTAAATTCATATTGATCATCATCAGTCAACCCAAGTTGAGGATGAGATATTTTTATATAGTTATATTGAAACTCAGGAGTATTGCCTCTAACACAAAATAAACCAGTATGATCATTTTGTATTTGATTATTTAGATCTTGCCAATCACCATTTGTACCAGCTCTTCTTACTTGTAATTTAAAGAAAGAAAATCTTTTGATAAATAAATCAACTTGCCCTAATTGAAAATTAACTTTATCTTCGTAAATTTCATCTAAAGCTTCTTTTGTAGGAATACCATTAATATTTGCACCTCTAATACTACTAAAAACTTTTGACTTTAAACCTATCTCTGTCATTGCACATGGTCTGCTATTTGTAATCGTTCCAATGGCTACACGCTGTAAAATAGGATTCCTATAAGGAAAACCATACTTTAAAGAATAATCATCCATATATTGTGATGTTAAAATAGGATCTGCATTACCTATTTTTACTGAATCTCCTCCATCAGCAATATTTACCCATAAAGGTTGTGCTGCATGATTATATAAATTTGGATGTTTAAATAATGTTCCATAATCAACACCTGTTTCTGTAACTTTAAACGTATAATGTCTTTCGATTCCTGCATACATTTTTGTTCCATTTATAACTGTTGTTGGCCTCCACGGTGTTCCTTCTTCTCCTTCGTTATCCATATTTTTTATCGCAATACAAGCTATTAATCCATCACCAGCCATATATGTTTCACCAACGGCAATATGACTATCTGCTTCCTCTCTAATTGAACGAACCATTGAGACGACATCTTCTATCCCATGTGGCTTTGTTCCTGTTGATTCGGTTTCATTATATTCTTGATTACTTTTCAAGATTCTGTAAGTAACTACATTATCAACAGCAGTTACATTTCCACCTACAAAACCAGCTCTTGTAGGCCAGAAAGTAGCTATTTTCTTTTGTTTAGTAACAACAGCTCTTTTGGCTGGATTATCGGTCTTAGGTTGAGGATAAATTAATTCATAAGGAAGTTTTACAACACTTGCATTTGGCATTGGGCTATATAAACCAAATATTGCTTGCGTTGTAGGATTTCTCGTTCCACTAAAGGGATAAACTTGTGAAGAATTAGTTGTTGAATTTCCTACAGGCCAAGTGTCAGAAAATACATCTGTATAAGGAAGTGGCATCCCTACAACTTCTGAATCATCATATCTATCTCCTTTTTCAATCCTATTAAATTGATCCATCTCACTAGATTTAAAAAATAGATCTAGTTTCTTTTTGCTATAAGTCGAAAGTAAAAGATCACCAATTGCATAACCTTCAAAATCTGGTCTGCCATCTATTTTCCCTAAAGAAAATAAAGCAATCGCTTTTAATTGTTGTAACCGACCCAAGCTAAGAAGTTGTGACCATAGCAACTGACCATTAACTCTTATACCGCCAATAACATTTGAAGTATTTAAAACTTGTATTTGATTTGTGAATACTAGAGGAACAATGTCGCCTAATGTTGCTAATTCTTGAAGACTATTAAAAGAGAATTGTGGTGCAAAACGCTTGCTACCAATAGCATCTTCGCCTCTTACAGTTGCACCTTGTTTTAATGCTTTTGGTTTAGGCGTTAATATATAACCAATTGCTGTTAAAGCAACAGCTACAGCAATTTGTCCCCAAGCACTAAGACCACCTCCTGACGCAACCATCCAAGCAGGTAATGTCCCTGCTTGTATATCAGGGATTAGTTCATATCCTTCTTTCCTTTTTCCGTTATAAGCAGCAGTCTGATCTACAAAATACCAATACTCATCTTCACATAAACCTAACGTCTTACATAGTTCTATTTCCGAGGGTAATAACAGCCTTCGACCATGAGGTTGTCTAGCGGACACCAGTTCACCACCAACTCTCCGAATGTTTTTCTGTAACTCAGCCATCCATCCTCCCAGAAAGCAGCCATAGCAAATCCGTCACCTGATTTACATAAAGCAATTGCTCCTAGTTTAGGGGGTGAATCAACTCCCCACCTATTTAATTCTTCAAAAAAGATACTGTAGTCCTTTTTTCTTAACCTCCGATACCAACTTCTTTCTGGTTCGGGGGAACTAATCTCATGATGAGCTAAAACAGTACGACATAAACTTAAGCAATCTCCAGCTCCATGTTTAATAGGATCAGCACCTAAACGATAAGGCAACCCAATTAATTGATCTGGTCTCACCTACTTTGTATCGTTCCAGTAACAGGTAAATTTCCTACCATTCTTGTAGTCAAAACTCTATTAGGTGCATTAGCTCCAACTGCATCAATTGCACTACTAAGCAATACTTCAATTGTTGTTGGATCGTATGTTAACGAAGAAGCTAACCATGTTTCTGAAGTTAATAATTTACTAGGAACAAAATCAGAAGTCATCAAATAAGTATCTACTTGCACATGATATTTTCCATCAACAGCTTTCTTTGCATATCCCATACTAATTGCGTTATTAGCAAGAATTAAACCAGACTCCATGTTGTCTCCTGACCTATTACGAGTTGCACCTTGATAAATAAAACTTAAAAATTGATGATCTTTATTACTTACAGGATGATTAATAGGAGTGTCGTACTTGCCATTTTGAAATCTATTAGGACTTAAGTTACTGGGATCATCACCATTAGCAGTAGTGACAACAATTAAAGTAGTTAAGGCAACAAGACTCATAATCCTAATGAAGACCTACGGCTACGTGAATTTCTTAATGAAGATATAGTACGAGATTCACCAACTGATGCACCTCTAGCAGTAGCAGTTGCAATGATTTGTCCTACAGCAGACTTAGGAACAAACTCTTCAGAATTGAAATTCAATATAGGGCCAGAGTAATTAACAGTAGTAGAACTTCCACCGCCACCTGCATAAGACGAACCAGTACCAGGAATTACAGCTTCACCTCTAGCACCTGCTGAATAGCGTTGCATACTTGCAGCCATCTTTGATGCAGGAATTATGTATTCGTCTTCTCCAGCTTCTCCTACAAGTCCTAGAGTTGGTCTTGTAGCCATACCTCCTGAAGCAAATGTCTTTAATCCTCCAGACCAGTAAGCTCCTTCTGCTCCTTTAGGCATTGGTAAATTAGCAGGAGTATTTAAAGCAGATCCAGGGCCAAGTCCTGAGAAAGACCTATCAGCCGCAAGAGATCCAGGAACAAAAGCAGTTAATATACTTGTCATTAATTTATTAGCAGCCATTCTTGCAGCCATATCTAAGAAATGATCTGCAATACGATTAAACATATTTGCAAATGCTTCTTGAACACTCATCGTTCCACGAATAACTCCTTTAAATGATTCGCTAAATGCATCACCAATTGATTTAGCTGCTGACACTAATTGGAAAGCTGGATCATTTAAAACAGTAAGTTCTTTTTCTAACCTTTCTAATTCTGCATTAACTGATCGCAAGGCAGCTTGAGCTGCTTTATTTGTATCGTTTGTTCTATCTTTTATTTCGTTAAGTTTAACAATAACATCATCTAATTCAGTATTTGTTTTTTCTAAATCTTTAGCCTGATTCGGTTGTTGAATCATTTGACTAATAATAGGCCCAAGTCCAAAGGGAATAGCTCCAGTTCTAACTGCTGCTTTTCTTTGTTCTTCAGCTTTTTCTGTTAATATTTTTTGTTTTCTTATATCTATTAATTTATTAATAGTTTCCTCTACTCCTTGTTGTTGAAGAGAAATCATAAGATTTGCTTGTTGCTCTACTGTTAAATCTTTCTGTGCTTCTTTTATTGCATTTATAGTAGATTCAAAATCATTAGCCTGAATAGTAGAAGAAAGAGCTGCTGCATCTCCTTGGAATAAAGTTGCTAAACCAGTAGCATCTGGCCCAAAACGCTTAAATTGTGAAGCAACTTGAACAGCTTCTTGTTTTGTAATTCCTAAACTTTTTCCTAATTTTGTTATTTCTTGAGCACTAACACCAGCACTAAATCCCATTCCTTTCATTTCTGTATTCAAATCTCCAATTGCTTTGCGGAAATCAAGAGTTTCTTGAATTTGTTGAGCTAATGCCGTACCAGCAATAGATAAACCAAATCCAAGCCCTCCTCCTAACGCACCACCAGCAGCACCACCAATTCCTCCAAGGATAGAAGCTAAAGGACTTTGACCAAATAAAAGTGGAAAACCTCCACCAATCATTCCACTTGTTAACGCTCCACCAATTCTTCCTTGAGCACCTTTTCTACTTGCAAACATTCCTTGAGGATTTGCAAATCTTCCTATTCCAAGACGATTTCTTTGTCTTTGGAAACCAGAACGAAGGGTATTAGGTAATTGTTGTGGCCCATATTGAGCAGCAGTAAATCCTGTTCCTGAAGTAACTGGCCCAAGACCAGGAATAGGAGGTTGGTAAGCAGTAGGCCCAAATAAAGATTGAGAAGAAAGAATTGAATTGGATTTCTTGCTTTCAACAGCAGTCTTTTTCGTGTGTTTATCAATAGTTTTAAGTCGTTTGATTTCTTGTCCTGCTCTCTTCGATGTTGGCCCTGCAATAGCTGTTGTTACTAATCTGTCTTCTCTATGACGAGCAGCCATCTCATTGATCCTTCTATTTCTTCTCCGTACTTGTTCTTCTGCTGGTGTCCCAACTTGCCTCATTCCAAAAGGTCTATTTCTATTAGAAATTCCTTTTCTGTTAAACATTGCTCCACTAGGAGCATTAAGTGAAGTATTTAACCTGATCGAAGCTTCTCTAGTTAATTCAATTTGAAGCTCTAAGTCTTTATATCCATCAATAGCTAAAGCTGCTGAATTTGTAGCGGCCTGACCTATCCCTTCTAAGCCTTTGGTTAAATTAACAATTCCTTTAACAGCTACTTCTCCTAGCTTGTTTCCAAAAGCCATATAAGCTACGGCTGCTGCACCTGCCAATTGTGGTTGAGCAGCAATTAACGACCCAAGAGCCGTTAACTTGCCACTTAAAATGCCTGTTTTAACTGCGGCAGCTTCAACGCCTTTATTAAATGGATTTAAAGCACTAAAAGCAACTTGTTTTATATTTTTTAATTGATTAATTACACTATTTACACCTACTCCAAGTCCTAAAGCTCCTACTGCTAAAGCTCTTCTTCCTCCACCCGTTGATACTAAAGTACTTCTTAATTTTGCAAAACCACTCATACTTTTATTGGCTGCATCTATTTCTTTTCTTGCCGCAGATGCTCCTCTACCTATATTTTCAAAACCCTTAGACCTTGCAAGATTATCAACACTTAAAGTTAATTTATCTAAACCACGAAGTAAAGCTTCATTTGTTTTATTTATTTTATTTAATTGCTTATCTAACTTAGTTAACGCATTAAGATTTTTGACGGCAATTCGTATCTGAGCTTCTGCCGATGCCACAACTTTTTCCCTAACTCATTCCATATTACCTACGTCTTCGAGCTTTTTGCATTTCTTTCTCTTGATCTTCGTTTAACACTTGAAAATAAGCTGACCATCCAACAATTTCTTCCATCGTCATTTGCCGTATTTCAGTTAAAGATTTACCTAGCTCTTTTGCTATTCCAAACTGAAGCATTAATAAATTATCTTTCCTTAGCTCTTCGCTTAATCCTTTGGGTCTAAAGCATCCTCATCATCTGTTAATACTGCCAACATCAACTTCTGCAAGTCAGCATCCTTTACCTCATTTTTTAAAACATCTATTTCTCCCATTTGAAATAATCTTGTTCCACCTTCGTCTTGTGCCTTAGAAATTAAAAGTCTTAACGCAAATTCATTTGCATCATCATTTTTAGCTCCTCTTTGTGCTCTTTCTCTTTCTGCCATCGTTAATGGTGCGACCCACATCTCAAAAATAGATCCATCAGAAAGTTCTACTTCTTTTTTTGTAGCTTCTAAATTTGC